CTCCAGCTCCAGCTCCAGCTCCAGACGGAGCAGCGGTCAAAGCACTATACCCCAAATAACCTCCAGCAGCTAATGCAGCCGTATCAGTAGCAGTTAAATTAGTATTACCTATCTGACCTAATTTCGTATTACCTAATTGACCTAATGTTTGACTATTAGGATTAGAAATAAAATTTCCGGCGTTGTTAACTAGGCCACTTACTCCACTTTGACTACTATCACCACCTGCAGTACCCATAGCGTTAGAAGCAGCATTTGTTACCGAATTTACAGCGTTTCCCATATTTACTCCTTAATTTCTTTTTTAAAGTATAATGTATTATTACTAGCATGAGAATATTTAAATCCATCACCTAACACTGCCTTTAATGATTCTGTTACACCGTTAGTAGTCAAACATACAGACCCTAGCATAGTAGTAGCTTTATCAGATAATGCAATTTGTTTAACCTGTTCACTTAATTGGGTAGCTATGTGTGATCTACGATATTCTTTTTCTACAAATATATCAATTAGATAGTAAGAACCATCTTCTAATTTCTTATATGTAGCGTAGCCATGTCCATTCTCATGAACGACGGTATCTATACCTTCACGCTCTTTAATATATTTTGAATATAAATTTGTCATAATCTCTTATTTTAGTTTAGGCCGTGCCTTCCTCCGCTGATATATACGCACTTAGAAGATCAAATTTTATAGGATCTGAACAAGATACTCTAAACACTCTGTCTCTAGAAGACCCCAGTCTCTGCCATCTACATCTAGAATAGTATTCACCTATTTTACCAATAGTAGCTATGATTGGATTACTAAAAGTAATACCACCATCATTACTTACCTCTAGAGTTACTTTAGGAGCTGGACCACCAGTTATACCTGTACCTGGGGTAATATCAATCTCAAGTAATTTATAAAAAATTCTATTAAGGGAAGAGGAACTATGTGGGCTCTGTCTACTGCGTACTATTGGATTACCATTATCAGTAAAATTATTAAAATCATAAGTGTATATATTTCCTGAAGAATAATCCCCCACCATATGAATACCATCAAAACTACAATGATTTTGAGCTAGATGTCTACTCATATTACCATTTATATTGGATTGTTGTTCAACCCATTGATTAGTGGTAACATCATATACCCAAGTAGTATTAGAGCCAGGTAATTGTAAGGCATAAAAATAATGACCCTCTAATTGCCATGTGTAAGCTACACTTATATCTAAGTCTCCCGTAGTAGTTTGTATAGCATACTCTACAGCATGATTAGATACTCTAACTGGTTGTTGATTTTGCATCATATACACAACACCCTGTCCTTCTGCGGAAGACCCTAACCACATAAAAGTATTATATAGTTTTTGTATACTACCTGGTGACATACATCCTACTTGTATAAATTGGCCATCCTGGCGTACAAAAGGGGTAGAACCTGATTGACCACTGTCCCACCAAGTCTCAATAGTGTATTTACCCATTAGGTATAACTGTCTATTATTTGATACAACACCTACTACAATATCTGAATATCCAGATTTATTAGCTGTATTTAAGGGTAAAAATGAAGTATTGTATAAGTCGGATATAAAGAAAGACTGGGTACCACTTTGATTAAGAATAAAATACCCATCTTGGAATGCTACGGTATCAGCTGGGTAGAAATTAGCACTATTAACCTGTGTTAATACATTACTACCTATGGTTGTATAATATCCTCCACCTAATAGACCATCTACAATTAGTACCTGCTGCCCATTATCAGCTATAGAAACGAATCCTGAACTAGTAAGAATAGTTCCAACTAATGTGGGGGTTGAAAATACTCCGTAGGAAGTCTCGTTAATTAAGTATACACTGTTACCTGATACTATGTACATAGAATACTTATTTGAAGCTATGTACAGAGCTCTAATCGGTCCTGAACCTAAGTTCCATTGTAGTGTTAACCCTGGAAATCCAATGAGAGTTAAAGGTTGATTTTCTTTACCGGTCTGAGTAATATTACCACATGTCTCAAGATACATATTAACAGTTCTCTCACGGTCAAATCTTCCTACCCTAGAGACATAGGAAGGACCTATAAATCCTGGAAAATTTAGTTTAGATTCAGCCATTTAGAATGTAGAACCCCATGGAGAAAAACCGCCAGTTATATAATTAAATTGTTTTCTTGCTTTGTTTAGACCACCATCACCATTAGAATATTGTGGTACAGAATTAGATTTTGCTATAGCTAGTCTTGATGACACAGCTACATTTTGTATGTCCATACCAATAGTCTTACCCCAATATGGAGCCATTTCCACTGCCAAATTATATAAGAAAGTTCTAGCATAACCTGGTGGAAATTGTACTGGTACATCTAATGATGTGAAATCTACTATGGGTTGACGTAGCCAAGCTCTGATTGGTAGATTAGCTGTAGGTATAGGCCATAATGAGATTTTACGTAATGGGTAATCTCCATTATCATAGAAAGTGAAAGCAAAAGTACTTGGAGTATTTTTAACTGTTATAGCAGCCCATTGAGAATCATTAGCTCTACCTATCTCAATATCTACTTGTTGTGGAGTACCAGAATTCCATACATTGTATAGTTGTTCAATATACATAGGTCTAGGTACAATCCAATCACCTGAAGATACTGTTCCAACTGTAACAGAAAAACCTGAACCAAATCCACCTAAGTTTACATTAGATGTAGTTAGAATATCTCCTGGTTGATATCCGTACCCATCTTGTACCCCTTCCATATTAACCGAATATACTTGAACATTAGTAACAGCACCAGCTAATACGGTAATAGTAGCCGTAGCTAATACTCCTACCCCAGTAGTGGATATCATTGGAACATTGATATATGTTCCATCAATATAAGCTGAGCCAGGAGTTATAACCCCATACGTAACTATGTTTTGGCCTGGTCCTAACAAATAGTCTTGTTGGCCAGCAATAGCATTAAAAACATAAGGCTGAATGCTATAGATCATTAACCTATCATTACTCCAACTATCAATCATTATATTAAAAGCTTGTTCAGCTAAGTTAATATCATCAGCAGTTGGTGATTCCCCAGCTTGAATTATGTTTGCAAGCTGCATTGATTGAGTAATTAAAGCTCGGGCAGTCATTACCATTTTTTGTTTTATTCCTTAATCTTTATATTTACAATTAGCAAAATGGTATCGGTACATATTTGAGATCCCGCCATTTCTACCACAGTAGTTGCATTCTACTACTCTTTGAGGTTTTGCTTTACCTAATTGGGATATACTTATTTTAGTTCTAATCTCATCACTATGTTTTTTACCAAACATTGGATTTCTCGTACCAAGATTAGCTTCTCTAAGTTTTAATCTTGTTTCTATACTAGGTGATTTACCGTATTGAGAATTACTACTACCGGTATTATCCATTCCAAAGAATCCATTAGGAGCAGCTACAGCCATGTTAATATAATTTGGACTCCTTACTACATCAAGCTTTAATTGGAGTCTTAATTCATGCTCTAAAGCACCTTTACGAGTATCTGTTGTAACTAGTATATAAGTACAAAAGAGTTCAGGGTAGTGATTAAGTTCCTGTTCCCATATACTCTTATATTTCTTAGATTTTACAGAACCATGATATCCAGACTTTACTTTAGCTACTGAAGAAGATCCTATATAATAACGCGGCATCTTTAAACCAGAATATATGGTAAGGTATACACAAAAAAGATCCATGTGGTTATTTTAACACGGATTTATTTTTATAGCAAGCTTACACTATTTTATAGTTAGATTAAAGTCTTCGTTATTCATAAAAGCCATAAACTCAGCCATAGCTTTTTTACTATCCAGAAGGGCTTTTTGACCTTCTAGACTACCAATGTTCTTACCTAATGCAATACAACCTAAAAGCTGAGATTTTTTACCATCTACCACTGAACCAGCAAAGTTAGCAGAATGTATTTCAACCATGCTTCTTCTAGGAACATTCATTACTTGATACGTAGGATTACCATGCTTAGGACTATTAATAGTTTTTACTACGTATGTACCTTTAGGTATACACGAAGTTTGAGGGTGATTATCCAGGTCAGGAAGCTCTAGACTATACCAAGTATGTCCATCAACAGAAAACGTCCCAAAGGTACCTTCTAGGGTACTTGCTGAGCGTGTTATGGTAGCTTGTTTCATTTCTTTTTATCTTTATCTTTAAATTCTAATTTAGGTTGACTATGTTTGAAAAATTCAACTTCAGCTAGGCGTTTCTCAGCTTCAGCTTTGGTCAAATTTTGAGCACTCATATTTTTACCTGATTCAGAACGGACTTGATATCCCTCTTTAGTCTTTTTAATCATATAGTTATTCTTTTATACATAAATAGAAACCCTAACTAATCACGATATTTGCCGAATCTACAAACCGGATATGGGACGATTAGTCAGGGCTAAGGACACTTAATCTAGATTGGATACCAAGCCGTAGTAGCATGGTTATAAATCATAGATAC